TTGAGCGTCACCGCCTGAGTCGCGGCGAGTTGGAATCGATGCGTGGCGTACCCGGCTACAACGACGAGAACATCGATCAAGTTCTTACTCGCTTTGGCGAGACAGGCTTCCGTAATTGGCTCATGGGAGACCAAGAGCGAGACAACCTAGAAGGCAAGCCACACAGCCGTTTGTACAACGACGCTGTGATTGAGGCGTTGGAATTCTGGGGTTCTGTCTCTGGTGACAAACTCATCGAGTGGGGCATCAAAGACAAGAGCATCAAGTCTCACAAAGAGTATGAAGTAAATGCTTGGATGATCGGCGCATACGTCATCAAGGCAATTATCAATCCTGATCCATTGGGTCGTCGTCCATACGACATCGCTCAGTGGAACGAGATCCCGGGCGCATTCTGGGGCGGCGCACTTGCCGAACAGATGCGTGACATTCAAACCATGTGCAACGCTTCGGCGCGCGCGCTGGCAAACAACATGGGCGTTGCATCCGGACCCCAAGTTGAGGTTACTGTTGACCGACTGCCAGATGGGGAAGATGTTACGTCCATCTATCCTTGGAAGATCTGGCAGACCACAACGGACCGCACGGGTGGTGGTCAGCCGGCGGTCCGTTTCTTCCAACCGGACATGAACGCTCAAGTCCTGATGGGCGTGTATGCCCAGTTTGCCAAACAGGCAGACGAAGTGACCGGCATCCCCAATTACGTTTACGGCTCGTCCGGCGTATCTGGCGCTGGTCGCACAGCCTCTGGTCTGTCCATGTTGATGGACAACGCAGCCAAGGGCATCAAGCAATCCATTGCTTCAATCGACAAAGTTTTGTCTGGCGTGGTGTCGCGCATGTATGTTCACAACATGATGTATGACCCCGACAACTACATCAAGGGCGACTTCACCGTGATCGCCAAAGGCGCTCTTGGCTTGGTTGCCAAAGAGCAGATTCAGTTGCGTCGCAACGAGTTCTTGCAAGCAACCGCCAACCCAGTCGACATGCAAATCGTCGGCATGGAAGGACGCGCACACTTGCTGCGTGAGTTGGCTGGCAGTCTCAACATGGATGTTGACAAGATCGTCAAAGCCCCAGAGCGCGTTAAGTTCGAGGCTGAGAAGATGCAAGCCGACCAGCAAGCCGCTATGGCTGCTCAAGCGCAACTGCAAGGTGAAGGTGGCGGACAGCCGCAACTACCTGCGCCCACAAATGTAGACGAGGCTGGCAATCCTGCTGGCGGCGTTGATGCCAACACCATGAATGGAGTGATGCAATGATCAAGAAGAAAGCCATGACCAACAAGGCTGGTATGCCTACCGTGCCTCAAGGATTCAAGAGTGGCGGCAAGGTCAAGATCGGCGCTGGCAAAGAAAGCCGCGCAGAAGAGATGGCTGAAGCCAAAGCAATCAAGTCCGGCAAACTGACTCCCGCCCAGTACGCCAAGATGGAAGCCAAAGAAGGCTACAAAAACGGCGGCAAAGCTAAGAAGTGCTGAGGTAATACATGGCAAACGGTTCAGACTGGACACGAGGTAATTTCAAGAAGACCTCGAACGATGTTTCATTTGGTGTGCGTAGCACCGGCTCTCTGTTTCATGGCGGCTCAAAAGCTCCCGGTTTTGCTGACGGCACTCCCGGCGGTTTCAGTCAAGATGAATTTGCTGGCGTTGACGAAGCTGTAGCTCGCAACAAAGCCACATACGAGGATGATGTTGCGCCACGCTCTGCAAGCGTTGATGAAGTTATTGCTGCCGCCAAGTCAGACTCTGACCGCAAGCAGACATTCAAAGAGGCGTTCAAAGCTGCTGAGAATGGCTCTATCTTCGAGTGGAACGGCAAGCAGTACAAGAAGGAATATGCCAAGGGTGCAGCTGACAAGAAGGCTGAAGCTGCTGAATCAAAGAGCAGCGGCTCGACTGGCAAGTCTTTCTCCGAGGATGTGGCTGAGCGTCGCTCGAACCGTACCGTTGAGAAGCTTATGGCTCGCAACGAAGACTACGGCAATGAGTCTCGCCGCCAAGTGAACGCCCCATCGAAACCCGCTGGTCGTGGCGTAATCGATACATCGAATGTTGATTCGAAGACTCTGTTGCCACGCCGCTGATGCTTCAACGCCCAGATCTTCGAGTCATCCAAGCCCTCACCGCACTTGAGGGCAATGTTGAATTTCAAGTTGTGCTGGCATGGTTGCAAGGCAACTTAGACAGCATACGCAAAGACAATGATCTAGCGAAGGACGAAGTCCTCAACCGCTGGAATCAAGGTGCGTGTCAAGCTCTTGATGAGCTGATCGACACAGCCAAGAACGCACGACAGGCTGCAAGCCGTCGCAAGTAATACCCTCGTCGAGGGTGTAGTGCGCTACGGTCACTATCTACCGTAGCAAAACCCAAAGCACCGCGAATGCGAATGGAAAAACCTTCGGGCTTCCAGACGCAGTAACGATATGTAATGGAGTAATGATGTCCCTACCACGCGCCGTCCTAGAGGCGGAACAACGAGCTGATGAAATTCTTAAACAGCTAAACCAAGCCCAGAATTCACAGTCACAAGAAGGTGAGATCGCTGCCAACGGTCAACAACCTGAAGAGGAGCAAGCCCAATCTGTTGCTGCTCCAGCGGAACCCGCAACAAGTACCGAAGCCCCGCAGGCTCCTCCGGCAGAGGAAAACCAATGGGAGCAACGCTACAAGTCGCTAAGAGGCAAATATGATGCCGAGGTCCCGAGGCTGGCTGCGTCTAACAAAGAGCTTACGGCAAAGCTGCAAAGCATCGAGAAAGAGCTTGAGTCAATACGGAATGCGAAAGCATCTGTTCAAGAACCGCTCGTCAAACCCGAGGAAGTTCAAGAATTTGGCGAACCATTGGTGGATCTGATCCGCCGAGCCGCCAGAGAAGAAGTTTCATCTAAGGATCAAGAGATCCTGCAATTGAAATCTCGTCTTGAGCAATTCGAAGCAACCAACGCCAAGACGGCGGAAGTTGACTTCTGGTCTCGTCTGAGTGCCTCTTGCCCTGAATGGGAAGAGATCAACCGTGACGATGGCTTCCTTAAGTGGCTTGCCGAATACGATGAACTGACAGGTCTACAGCGCCAAGATTCGCTTGAAGATGCTCATAGAAGCAACGACGCTATACGCGCAGCTCGTTTCTTCAACAAGTGGAAAGAGATGTCAAACCAACAAGCGGCAACCGCTGCCTCGTCACTGGAGGAACAAGTTGTTCCTGCTACCTCAACAGTGTCTACGCCCCCACCCGGGAAGAAGATCTGGACTCGAGCAGAGATCCAAAACTTCTACGCGCAGGCTCGTCAAGGGAAGATCAGTGACAAGGACATGGTTGCCATCGAAGCAGACATCCATGCCGCGCACATTGAAAAGCGTATTCGCTAAAAGTTGCGGCATGGGCATTTAATCAAAGGAAACTCAAATGTCCGTAGGCGTAACCTCTGGCTACTATGTAAGTGGTCAAACTACCAACTCGTATGCTGGTAACTTCATCCCCGAACTCTGGTCTGGCAAACTCCAAGTCAAGTTCTACAAATCCACCGTTCTCGGTGAGATCACGAACAACGACTGGGAAGGCGAGATCAAGGGTCAGGGCGACAAAGTCCACATCCGCACCATCCCAACTATCAGCGTTCGTGACTACACCAAAGGCATGAACCTGACGAACGAAGTCCCTGTGTCGACTCCTCTGGAATTGACCATCGACTACGGTAAGTACTTCAGTGTTGTCGTTGACGACATCGATGCTCACCAAGCTGACGTCAAGCTGATGGACATGTTCACCAACGACGCTTCACAGCAAATGAAGATCGCCATCGACGCTTTGGTGTTGAGCGGCATCAAAGACGGCGCTGTGGCTGCAAACAAAGGTGCAACTGCTGGCGCTATCTCTGGCAACTTGAACTTGGGTACTGACGCCTCTCCAGTGGGCTTCAGCAAGACCACAGCTTTGGACACCATCTTGAACATGGGTCTGGCTTTGGACGAGCAAAACGTTCCCGAAGAAGGTCGCTGGATCGTGTTGCCAGCTTGGGCTGGTGCGTTGATCAAAGGCTCGGAACTCCGTCAAGCTTACTTGACTGGTGACTCCGTGTCTCCATTGCGTAACGGCAAGATCGGCATGATCGACCGCTTCACCGTCTACTTGAGCAACAACTTGCCCAAGACCGCCGACGGCGACAGCTACATCATGGCTGGTACTCGTGACGCAGTTTCGTTTGCCTCGCAAATCACCAACGTGGAAACTCTCCGCGCTCAATCAACCTTCGGCAACATCATGCGTGGTCTGAACGTGTTCGGCTACAAAGTGACCAAGCCTGAGGCTTTGGTTAACGGCGTGATCGTGAAGGCTTAATCCTAAGCAGGAGCCTTAAGGGGTGGGGGTAAAACCTCACCCCTTTCTTTTACTATGACAAAACAAGCCAAACCCAAAAACATGCGCAACACACGGACCGGCAAGGTCATCGTGTACAACCCATATCTCATCGAAGAGATGCCTTGGTACGAACCAATCATCGAAGAAGAGACTCAACCAGAGCAAGTTCCGTCCGAGCCTGTTGCGGCTGAGAAGCCCAAGCGCAAGACTTGGAAAGATGCTGTGGCAGAGAAAGCTCAAGAGCTTGCTCCTGCCGCAGAAGAGCCTGCCGCTCAGGAAGACGGCGATAAGGCTGAACAAGCTTAAAGGAACCAGTGATGGCTACATTTCAATCCGTAATTGATGACGCAAGGGTCTTGCTGAACGACGCCGACAAGACTCGTTACAGCGACGCCCAGCTCCTCAAGTACGCCAATGAAGCCATTGCGTATGCCAAGCGCATCCGCCCAGACTTGTTCATTGGCACATTCAAGACAACCCTTGGCACTTATGTTCTTGGCGACAGCACTCCACTCCCTCCCGAGTATGAGTTCTGTCTCAAGGACTATGTTGTCGGGCGCTCTAACGCCATCGATGATGAGTATTCCATCGACGGTCGCGCTGGCGCTTTCAATCAAAACTTTAAGACGGTGTTGATGACTTTATGAGCAAGACCTACGAAGACTTCTTTGACGAGGTTCTACCCTACCTTCCCGGCTGTACTCCCGCGCTGGCGAAGGTCGCCATCCGGAATGCCGTCATCGATTTCTGCGAAGGCAGCTTGATCATTCAGCGCGACCACGATCCTGTCACGGTTCTCGAGGGAACCATCGACTACGACTTCGAGCCTCCAACAGGCTACTTGGTTAGCAAGATCTTGCGCGCTTGGTACAAGGGAACTGAGTTGACGCCCAAGGCTCCAGACGAATTGCCTGCCGCCTTGATCTACAACTCTCGCTTCCCCGGCGCAGTAATCACAAAGCAAGACCCAAACATCATCACCCAGAAGGATGAGCGCACTTACACGATCTACCCATTCCCAATGGAGACCGCTGCATCTGCGCTAACCATGCGTGTGGCGTTGAAGCCTACTCGCGCATCCAACTCAATTGACGATGTGATCTTTGAAGACTATGCCGAGATCATTGGTCATGGCGCGAAGTATCGTTTGATGTCTGCTCCGCAGAAACCATTCACAAGCCCAGACGGCGCTGTTGCCTCAAAGACATTCTTTGACGAAGGCGTCAATACAGCTCGTCAACGCGCTGTGCGTGGCTATGTTCGCTCCGACCTGCGGGTCGTAATCCCAAGGATCTGACATGGCTGAGAAGAAAGATTCTCGTCTGACTCGAGCCGGAGTCTCCGGCTACAACAAGCCAAAGGCTACACCAAGCCATCCAACCAAGAGCCATGTTGTTGTTGCCAAGTCTGGCGACCAAGTCAAGACAATCCGTTTTGGTCAGCAAGGCGTGAAAGGATCTCCAGACGGCTCGGCTCGCAATGAAGCATTCAAAGCTCGCCATGCCAAGAATATTGCCAAGGGCAAGATGAGCGCCGCCTACTGGGCGGACAAAGTTAAGTGGTGAGGAATCATGGCAGACAAAATTAAACTCGTACAAGGCGACACAAAGCCTGCGCTCGTCGTCAGCCTGACGGATGAAACCAGCGGTCAGCCTATCGGCTTGAATGGCGCTACTGTCCGCATGTACTTCCGCGCCGTCGGCAGTACAACCATTCTCGCCACCGTTACTGGCGTATTGCTTGTTGGCGCACTGAATGCAGATGGAACCGTGAACAGCACATCGCCATACAACACACTTGGCGCTGGTGGTCGTGTTCAGTTCCTTTGGGGGTCTACAGACCTGAATCAACCTGCTGGTGACTACGAGGGTGAGATTGAAATCACCTACGGCGACGGTACGGTTCAAACCGTCTACGACCTGTTGAAATTTAAGATTCGTCAGGACTTCTGATGGCGTTGTCCAGAATTGTTGCAACCGTCACGACAGTACGTCCGGTTGCATCTGTTCAGGTACAAGCCGCCAACACTGTCAGCACCGCCAGCATTTCCGCAGGCGTGACCGTTCAAAGGGTCGTTCCTTTAGCTGCCATCAAGTGG